CTCCGACTTGGAAAAAGTTCCCTTCACCGGTACCCTACTGGCCAAAATGATTTTTCAAAAAGAGGGGGGACTAAAAATTTTCATTTTTCATTTTTGAAAAAATTTAAAAATTCTTTTTTTCTTTTTTTTTGCCAGTACAATCCTTGATTGATTACTCTATTGTTCACTCTATCATGAAACGTATTGTGTTTCTTATTCGTCAATGGCAAACAATTCCATTCAACAAATTCAAGCTCAGGATATTCAGATACAGGAAAGATATGATGTACCATTTCTGCTTGAACAGAAATTCCGTAACGCAAACTTTCTTGGCAAAGATAATCATGCTTACGCATTATCCTATCACGGAACCTCTCCCACTTCTTAGACTTCAAGGATGGTCTGATAGGTTTGTTGTGCATAGCAAACCTCCTTTCCAATACTAAAAGGGACAGGCCAGTGACCTATCCCCTCTCATACAAGAAAACCATGCTACCATAATAAACCTTTTTTTGTGAGACTTCAAGATGCCTTTTGTCTCATTTTATTTTGTTTATAAAATCACAGATTAATACATAAAGAAAAACGAATGGTAAGAAAATAAATTGCAGACCTTCAGTAAAGATGTCTAATACATCTCTTTTTGTCCAATCAAAAAAAATGACTAAAACAATTAAGGTTAAAAAATAGACAACTAGATAACCTAAAAATAATTCCAATGTTTCATCCTCCAACTATACCAATTTTACCTCTCACTTTCACATATCTTATATTTTGTTAAACTCACTCTAAATCTCAAACCCTTACTAGGCATAGGTTTTAAAGCGTTTCGTTTTTTCAGTTTATGCTTAACTCATTATGTGAAAGTAATATCTAAAAAAATTAAATGACAAAGTTTCGTAGTGCATCATCAAGCTCTGCTTGCTCAATTCCTATGTATCTAAGCGTTATTGCAGGTGATGAGTGATTGAACATTTTCTGTAATGTTCCTACGTCCTTTGTCTTTTTGTAATATTTATAGCCGAACGTTTTCCGCATTGTATGTGTGCCAACGTTATCAATGCCAAGTTCTTCAGCTGCTTCATGTATGATTTGATAAGCTCTCTCACGAGTGATCGCTTTATTCTGACCTTGCCTACTCTTGAATAAGAAATGATGAAATGGTTTGCCTTCAACGTATCTCCTCATTTCTTTCTTGAGTTCTTTTGTCATCCGTCTCGTTATCTGCTTGCCAGTCTTCCGTTCTCTCAGCTTGATGTGCCAACCTTGTACATCTTTAACTTTCAATGTAAGTATATCTCCGACTCGCAAACCAGTATTCAGGCCTGTAATGAATAGCATATAATACATCTCATTCCACTCTTTGAGATAATCTTTCATTGCCTGAATATCATCATTATCTTTTATCGGTGATACAAATTCCATATTCTACCTCCTTTCCACAAAACAAAAAGCCAGCATTTGCTGACTCTTGACGATACTTCTGTTGGACAACTTTTCTGACTAGAATTAAGGATGATTCCTAAAGTGTGATGTGTGTTTTTGTTTCAGAAGTTCATGCTATCATAATAGACCTTTTTTTGTGAGACTTCAAGATATCTTTTGTCTCAATCTTATTTACAACTCACCTTTCAGTATAGCGTACTGTTCTAAGATAATCCTCCTCCTTCTATAAATTGTGGCTTTGCTCATGAATTTCTGTTCAGCTATTTCTTCCCATCTCAGTTGAGGATATCTCCAGCGTAGATTAAAGATTTCCTTATCTTCATCAACTAGACTGATCAGGAGTTTGTTAATAATGGCTTTGAACCCTTCGAGAAATTTTAAGGTTGGATCATCTGCAATTCTGATTGCGATAGTTTCGGTAGGTTTGCTTATTCCCACAGTAGGTCCACTTTGAGCATCCGGGTTTCTGGTTTCTAATTCTAGCCTTCTTAAGTCTATTGTGCGTTGAATGTTTTGAAATTTGAAAAGTTCTCTGTCTAATGTTTTGAGGTCTTCGTCGCTTAATTTCTTCAATTCCTACCCCCTCGATATCTTCGTGACTGCTTCCACTTGATAATCTTACCATCGTTATTGTTGTTGAAATAATTCGGCAATCTTGCTGTTGGACTCTCTTTGTAGACCACTTTTTCAACTACCTGGATTGTAGGCATCATTTCATCATCTATCCACCCAACAAGCCACGCAGGATTTACATCGTAAGTTTTAGCAATCATTTCAATTTGCTTAATCGACGGATACCCACCTCTCTCATACAAATGAATTGTGTTTTGAGAAACACCTGTATCTCTGGCCATATCTTTGACAGAAATACACAGGTCCTCTCTAAGTTCTTTCAATCTTAGCTGCATCTTGCTCTCCACTTTCTAGCATTAGCTTTTATGAATGTAGCCTGCTCTTGCATCTGCTTCCATTCGTAATCCATGATGATTTCAAGTTGGTTGTTACAAAGACCTTTTAAGAAATCATTTTGAGCTTCTAGCTTCTCAATATCCTTATAGGCCCTTTCGTACAGTTCGTCTTCCAGAAATCTAATGCGCTCTGCCATTGCTTCCTGAATGATGATGTAAGTTGGTTTCTTGTACTCTGCCATTACAATATTACCTCATCTCCAATTTTCAAAAATTCGTAGTTGTCTTGCGATACTACGAAAATGCCGTAGTTCTGTATCGTGATCGTGTAGAGTTCGCCAATCTTCTCCTTGTGGACGACTCTGCCTTTGATTTCTGCGCCTTGATTATCAGCCTTGTAGATTACAATAGGACGCTTTGCTTCTAGTTCTGCAATCCTGCCCATCTGCCAGACATTCAATCCAGCAGACAATAAGATCCAGATTGCGATAAATCGTTTCAATTTTCATTCTCCTCCGTAGCATACTGCAACCATACAAGAGTTTCATATAAATCTCTTGCGTGTCTCTTGATTTTTCCTAACTCATAGCTGTTTAGATTATCTGAGTTTGTTATAATATCAATTTTTATATTTTCGATAGCTAGAATAAAATCCTTTGTGCCTTTCAATCTGTGACCTCCTTAAAGCGCCTATCTATTTCGGGGCTTATTTCTTTTGAAAATAGGATTCTTCTTTTCTTTTTTCCTCTGCTTGTGATATTCACTATCTTTGTTAAAAATAATATCTTCATCTTCAATCAGTTCAGGAATGAAGTATCCAGATGGGTATCGTTCAGGTCGTTCCATCACTCCACCTCCTCGATCTTGATTCCTGGACAATCGAATACCCAGCCGAAATCATGCGAAACTACTTCCTTTTTCGTGAGTTTATAGCACTTTTCTGAAAAATTAGTGCATTTTGTAAAAAGGAGCACTACGGGAGAAAAATGTCCGTATTTATCTGCTAAATCTGCATTTTGATTGACGAGATATAAGTCCCCGTCATTTCTGTTTAGAAGTGTTATTTTGTATTTTTTCTCCTCCTCAACTGTATAGCCGTCCAGCCACGCTCGAGCGAAGATTTCTTGGTTGTCCAAATTTTTAACGATCCAGCGATAGGTTCTTTTGCCGCTTGCTTTTGTCGAGCAATAGAGTGCATATCCTAGAGCAATTCCATTGGTTTTACAATACTCAATCCAATCCGCCACAAACTGTGGGATCACTGGTTTATTTAATTCTTGTCGAATCTTATCAGCATCTTTCAATTGATTGCCAACCCATGCTCCCTCAAATTTGCCCTGCTCGTAGCCTTCACGATATTTCATTGAACCGTATTCGTCCCCTAATTCTTTTAGAATGTCATTAAGCCATCTGGTTTGAGTTGTTGGATCAAACCCTCTAATTCGACGAACAACATCTTTTAATTTGAACGGCAACGGTTCTGGCTCGTCCAAAGACCGTAAGTCTTTCAAAACCAAATCAATTGAGGTCATTTTTTTCTTGCTAGCTTTAAATTTTTCATAGCGTTCAATTAGTCCCTGTATGTTCATCTTCCAATTCCTCCATAAATCAAATAAACTGCAATAACTAACTGAGACATGCCTGGTGAATAGCCAATCCAATCATCAAACTCCTTAGATTTTGGCAACCAATCCTTAGTAGCTCCCAAATCATAGTCTGTAGGCTTTTCATCAGCGAAGATGCATTCCATCGCTCCCATAAACGTCATACCACCTTCTGCCATTTCCCAAAAATAGTCCGCCCGGTCTTTCACTGCTTGTGGTAAATCTTGCTTGGGAGGTTTGGGCTTCCCGTCTTCTACCGACCAGCCGTATACTCCATTAACTTTTTTCTTTAATTCTTCCATCATCTTCCAACTCCTTTTCCCTTTATGCTACTTTTTTTACTAATTTTGTTTGTTTCATCCATTCATTGGCTATGTCCCAGACTTCAGCTGGTACATCTTGGTTATACTTTCCACGAAATTGAGCTATCTTCCCCTGCTTTACCTCAAGTGTGTAAAGAGGTGTTTTTGGTTGATTTGATAAGCGTACAAAGACTATCAAAGTATCCCCTTTGAAGTGCTTATCTGTGTATGAGCTTACGCAATGATGTAGCTTCTTGCCTTCGTAGATCAGTTCGGCCACTTTTCTAGGGACATGGAATGCATATCCGTTGATTGTCTTATCCATTCCTTCTCTAAGTTTAAACTCAGACTCAAGCTGCTTACGTTTCTTCTCATCTTCCAGTTTGCGTCTTTCTTCAACAAATTGATTGTATAATCCGACTGTGTGATTATGCATGGCCGTGAAATCCTTTGGCACAAGCATAGCATCGCCTTCAGGCTCAATTCCCATTTCTCGTAGCATTTTGAGATAATCAAGATACTCATTGAATTCAATGCTATTCTTGATAACCCATTTTTGAAATTTATTGACCCCTACACCTTTAGGTATGTGTTTGATGTCATGGTATGTCAGATAAGATTCAATGCCAGGCACCAACTGGCCATTCCGCTCTTTTAACCGACGACTCAATTCAAATTCATTGAAACTACGATTTGAATTCTTGAAAAATTGTTTATTCTTCTGAAGCCATCTGCGGTTCAAGGTCCGCATATCTACTGTTCTTGTAAATCCGATTCTATAATTTGGAAACATGATTTCGTTCGCCAACCTATAAGCATGAATCTTCTGAGCAAACTCGATTTCAAACTTATATTTGTAAAGCCGTTCAATTTCCCAAAAATAGATATTATCGAATTTCAAATATTTGAGTTCGGATACTTTTTGAAGTCTCTTTTCCCAATTGTTTGGATAAAAAATATTTCCTGTGTAAAAACCGCCACTAAAGAAATTAGCGAATAGATACGGATAAAATTGTCCGTTGTAGTCTCGGCCAATCTTTGTGTGTTTGTTATTTTCAAATCGCTCTAGATTAGTAAGTTGAAAATTGATAAATTGTTTCCCTTCGACCAGCTTCGAGCTAAATTCATAAGATTGGATCTCGATGCGTTTCGAGGTGCTGAGAATGATAGAGAAAAAGTAGGTTTTGTCATAAAAAGTGAGCCGTGACGACTTTGTCAGTCGTTTCTCGATACAATGGCCAAGGTTCAAATCTGAAGCGATTATGGTCTTGTCCTTATTGCTCCATTTATAAGTTGTGATTTGCGAGTAGCACCAGCTCCAGAAATTTGCAGGTGGTTTCAATCGTCTATCAGCTTCTCGCTTGCATTGTTCATGTTTCATTCATCCAAGAAATCGAAAATGCTCATTTGCTTTTCGACTGCTCCTTTCTCTTTCTTAGTTTTGATCGCATCAACTTTATTTTCAGAAGGATTTTTAGGCTTTTCTACCTTCTTCTTGACAGATTCAACAGGTACCTGCTTGATGTTAGATACTTGTGAATTTGAGATAAAATATTCTCTAACCCATCTGAAGACAGTAGCATCATCGATACAAGCGACTCCGTTTTCAGCAAATTTACGAGCTTTTTCTTTAGCATGGCTTAAAGCACACTTCAGAGAATATCGCTCTTTTAAGATTCCTTTAAATAATTCCTCATCCTCCTGATCGCATATCCAGTTATGAACACGGTCAAGTGCAGTATCATGTGGTTGATTTAATTCCTCTAGCAACTTAGCTAAGGCTTTTTCTTTAAAGTCATTCATATCATTTTCCAAAAAATGCGACTGCCTTTGTGAATTCGGCTAAATACGGGCAGTCGCTCGTCCAGGTCACACGACCGATTGACGCATATTCTAGCTCGCTTTTAACGTGGTTCGCGGCACGTTGATTTTGTTGCTAAATAATAGCAGTCAATAGCACCGTAATCAAAACGTACATCATCTTTCCCGATGTGTTTTTTGAATTTTGGCCTAGTGATACCTGAGAAAGCCCATTGATGGTCTTTCATCCGTTCGATAAGTTCCTCCGCATTGTTAAAACTTCCAAGGTAAAACTTGCAGTGCCCATTGTAGACGAAATAGAGATTTAATAACAAGGTGTCCCACCTCTCTAAAAATAATCTTTCCTTTTATTTTTCAAATCATTAAAAACCATCAGATGATCATTGTCTACACCCTTCATCAACCGAGTCATAAACGGCCGACCATATCGCTTCTGAATTTCTTGCGCTGTCAGATTGGTTGTTATAACCGTATTGGCCCTTTTATTAAGAATGTTGTAAAGAATACTGAAGGACCACTCACTGTCCTTTTCCATACCGAGATCATCTAAGACCAAAAACTTTGCACTAGCAATTTTATTGACCAGGAACTCTTCCTGGCTAAAGTCCGCCTTGATTTTCATCAGTAAGTCAGTGACATTGATAAAAATAGCAATTTCCTTTGTATTCTCTGATAAATATTTCATCATAGCAAAAGCAAGATGGCTTTTACCTGTTCCAGCTTCTCCTTGAAAAACAACATTATTTCTAGCCCCCTCAACCCACTCTTGGCAAATCCTATTTGCAAAAGCTAGCTTTTCCGTCTCTTTTTCGGTCGGTGTGTCGAAGTTGTCAAGAGTAGCATTTTTCAGAACATCATCATAGAGAGAGAATTTCTCGAGATAAAACCTCCGCTCTCGCTCATGCTCTGCATCAGCCAGCTCATCCACCTTCAATTGGTTCTCTGCATGGATCCGTTCCGATTCACATAAGCGACAAAGGACATCATTTGTCCGGAGGATTTTGATTAAGGGAATCCCATGCTTTTCGCAAATTTCGGCCTGTTGTTCAGTATTTCTATGGTAAGATAAGGCCATCTCCTCGAGTGCATCAGTTACCATGATACCTTACCTCCGCAAGCCTGCCAGCTGGCCATATCTGACAAGCAAGCAGTGACAGTAGAAAGAGGTTTTTTAATAAGCAAAGACTTCTTTTCTTCACTTATCGGATAGAATTCCTCTTCAAATTGCTTGATAAGTTCTAAAACCCCCATTCTTGCTTATCCTCCTGTTCATCTTTCTTCTCTTTACGCTGCTTCTCAGATTGTCGAACTTGTTCAACTGTAGTAACTTGTTTCTGCCGCCAATTTCTCAAAATGCCACCTATGTAGCTAACATTTGGTTTTCCTGAAGTAACAGCCGTCCTTAATGCTTCTTTGACTAGTCCAGAGTCATTTTCGTTTAACAGATGATTGATTTCTTCGATTTCAAAACCTGATAGCAGTCTACGAAATTCAGACTGAAATAGTTCTAAGATATTTTCACTATTACTATTAGTAGTTATATTCTCATCTTTATCTAATTCTTTATCTTCATCTCTTTCTTCTTCTGTTCCGTTACTTTCCGTTACTGTAACGTTACATGTAACGTTACCAATGGCGAGCTCTTTTTGTTTTTCTCGATGTCTAGCTACACGTTTTCGTGTTTGTTCCTTGACTTTCTCCATCCCATCAATGTTTTGATGTTTTTCCCAGTTTGGCAAGGTAATGACACCCTCAATAACCTCAATCATACCGAACCGTTCAAAGATTCCCAAGGCCATCCTGACAGTGTTGAGGGGTCTTTGAAATCTATTAGCTAACATTTCATCTGTATAAACTAAATTAGGTGAAATTGCTAAAACTCCATTTTTATTCAATTTTCCAGCCAACACTAGAATTTTGAACCAAATCACCAGAATAGCATCATGATCAGGAAGTGCATCGATAAGACAGATTTTTTCATCGTCAAAAACATCAGTAGTAATCTTAATCCATTTGATTTCAGACATTACTCCCCTCCATTTCTCTACTAATCCACAAATGTTTCTTTTCGTGTCACAGGATCAATGTCAACACGTCGCCCTGTTTTAAAGTCAATAAACCCTTTTTCAATTTGTGGCGCTTGAAATTGAATGTTCTTCTTCGGTCTCATGGCCATTTTCAGCTTGATATTCATCATCAGCGATTCAATCAATACTACTGAAACTACTGTGCATACTGCGATAATTTGTAAATTGTTCATGTTTTTTATCCTCTTTTTGTGCTATAATATAGTCAAATAATTTTGCTAAGACCTTGTCCAGAAGCCTTTTAGTAAAGTTATTAGATTTGATTTGAGAGCCATTCTTTGATGGCTCTTTTTGACCATTTCTTACCAGGGAGTTCTTTTGGAAATCCCTTCATGTAACGATAATTATTTGAAAACGTGTCATAGTTGATTCCTAAAAATAGGCAGGTGGTGCCTACATCCATCAACTCAGGATAGTGGTCACTATCTTTTTCTATTTCAACCAACCTTGTGATCGTGTCCTTGATAATGGATTTGATCCAGTCCGATAATGAAAGTAGAACATTATCCATCTTTTACCCTTTCTAAATTTCGTCAAATGAGTTCAATTTCATGATTTTCATCTTGGTGTTGGTGCTTGGCTCCCACGTCATCCAATAAGCAAGAGCAGCTTCTGCAAATTTTTTCGGTAGCAAGTCATAGCGACTGATATTAAAATGATCCTTGAAGTCAATCTCAGCTTGTCTAAAGACTGACTGAGCAAAATTCTTATCTGCATAAGCAGGGCTATCAATACCACCCAAGCAAGCCACAACCCGAGCCTTGCGCTTCTTCAGTAATGATTGAGCATAGCTAGGGTGAATCGGTTGCTCACTCTTGAGATAGTCAATGTCTTCCAGCATGGTCGCCTGTTGCTCACGCAATTTCTTTTGGCCAGTAAATAGAGCGATGAAGGCATCCTCATCCAAATCCTCACGAATGAAACCGCCCTGCTTACGAATAGCTGGCAAGACCTCTGATGTCACCCAACGCTTAAACTCCTTAGCTTGAGGCAACTTGCTGGATAAGATAAGAGAGTAGAGACCAGATTCGTTGATGATAATAGTATTTTGTGTTCGTCCTAGATTATCGGTGAGTCCGTATTTCACGGAGTCATCTTCATCAACGTGCCGAGAAATTGCGTCCAGAGGTTTAGCATATCCCAAGATATCCGCAACATCCTTCCCGACGAACCAAGGCTCGTCATCAATTGTCAAAGTACGGACTTCCTGTCCGTGGAAGTTAAAAATTTCGTTCATAATGTTCCCCTTCTTACTTTTCCTAGTGTTAAAATAGTTTCCCAAACATCTAGTCCCTCAAGACTATCGATCATCATCTGACTAAGTTGGTGATTTTTCTTCTGCCAATTCAGTATTATTTTCGCTTGCATGTATGGACCTCTCAGTGATTTCTCCAAGGATTCTCAATTCCTAAAACATCTACGACTTTTTCTTTCACATAATCACTTCCTTTGCCATACTTCAGTAGTTCTGAAATGACCGATGGTGCTACAAATACTTGTTTTGCCAATTCAGCTTGAGTCATATCCAGCTCAATCAAACGAGTTTTGATTTTAGCCTTGATTATCTTTAGCTCTTTACTCATATTCTTCCTTTCTATTGTTCTCCCCTTTTTGCTATAATAAAATCAGAAGGGAGGTGATCTAATGACACTGTCTGACAAAGAAATCGCTTTAGAACTTACAAAGATTACCGTCGAACACTTTAATATTAGAGTTGCACAAAGTGTTCGACAATCTGTATTAACAGAGGAAACCATTGAACAGTTCTACAAGCGATTCTATGAAACTGTTACGAATTCAAAAGATAATCATCCAGAATCGTAACATCTATTTTGAGCACATCTTCTGGATGTGCTTCTTTAATGCGAGCTATTTTTTCAATAGCTTCATTTACAGACGTACTTCTTAGAGAGATACTTAGCTTTACCATTCCCTCTCCCCCTTTCTTTTGAAAAAATTATCTAAAAAGTTAGCGAATTTTCTTGACATTTTTAAATAAATGATTTAAAATCAAAACATAGAGAAAAGACCTACTAAAAGTAAGGTTATACCTAGAAAACGGACGCCAATCAGTTTATTAGGCTTTATTTTTTAGTTGTCTTATTCGCTAACTCTTTAGCTTACGAATATAATTTTAAATTATTTATTTAATTTTGTCAACAGTTTTAATTAAATAATTTAAATATTTTTTTCGTAATGCTTAGAAAGGTTGATAAAACAATGTTTCTGACATTTGAAAGAATAAAAGAACTTGCAAATAAACAAGGTCTTTCAATAAATGCATTAGAAGAAAAGCTTGGATATAGTAGAAATACACTCTACTCCTTAAAAAAACAAAAAGCTAGTACAGAAAGAATGCAAGAAATCGCTGATTATTTAAATGTATCTTTGGATTATTTGCTCGGTCGCACGGATAACCCAGCAATCGCTGGTAGTCATGACTACAAATGGGAAGGTAAGACTCTAAACGTTGAAGAAATGGCATCTAATGTCATGATGTTTGGCGGTCGAGAATTAACAGATGAAAAGAAGAAAATCATCCAGTCTATCATTGAAGGTTATCTCAAAGAAGCTGGTGATTAGAGGTATTTCTTAGTGACTGAAAAAGAAATTATAAGTCATTTTCAGATTCGTATTATCGATTTTGATGGAGATTTGATGCCAGACGAACTTGGATTTTACGAAAAAGAAACCAATACAGCTTTCTTGTCGAGTAAGCTCAACAAAGAAGAGAGAGTTAAGGTCCTACTTCATGAACTGGGACACAAGGATCACACACGCTCAGAGTACCAAAACGCTCGCCTACGCTGTGAAAACGAAGCTGATAGGAATATGATCCATCATCTCGTAAAAGACGCGCTAGAAAGCTTAGACGACCCCACAGAGTTTGATTACCTCAAATTCATGTCCTACTACAATCTAAAAACCATGACAAATGAAATCATGGTAAAAGAGGAATACTTTGCATTGATGGAGTGAAAGGAGACTCCTATGTCTTACTCATATGTTGCTTTAGATGTTGAAACTGCGAATGACTTTCGCGGTAGTGTTTGTTCTATCGGATTAGTAAAATTTAAAGATGGAAATATTGTTGATACTTTTTACACTTTAATCAATCCAGAAGAAGAGTTTGATGATTTCAATATTTTCATCCATGGCATTACACCTGAAGATGTTCTTGATTCACCTACATTCCCAGAGGTGAGAAAGGCGATTGTTGATTTTATTGGTTCTGATATAGTTGTAGCCCACTTTGCACAGTTTGATATGGGTGCTCTTAAAGATGTATACCAAAAATACGAGCTGGATTTTGATAATATAGAATATATTTGTTCGTATCGATTAGCCAAGGTCGCTCTCCCTGGACAATTGAATTACAAACTAAAAAGACTAGCTAAAAATTTGAATATTGAGCTAGACCACCACAACGCTTTATCAGATGCACGAGCAAGCGGATTGATTTTAGAATACTTACTATCTACAAATTCATTTTCCGACCTCAACGCTTTTTTAAAAGAATATAGATACAATAAAACCGGCTTACTTGGTCAGTATGGATTTAAAAGAAAAAAAGGTTATCAATACAAGGAAAACCTTATCTATCAGCCAACAGAAGAAGAAAAAGCAGCAATGAACCCAGACCATTATTTTTACGGTTTATACTTTTGCTTTACTGGAAAACTCGAGCGAATGACTAGAAAAGAAGCTAACAAAGCTGCTGCGTTAGTTGGTGGTGTTCCTGAAAAAGGAGTGACCAAACACACTAATATCTTAGTTGTAGGGGAGCAAGATTGGAGAGTTGTCGGCACAGATGGGTTAAGTAGTAAAATGAAAAAAGCACAAACCTTGTTAGAAAAAGGTCAAGATATTGAAATCATGACAGAAAATGATTTTATAAGATTACTTGAGGAATAGTGTAAAATTATTTGTTAAACGAACGGAGGAAATATTATGGCATTATTTGGTGGAAAAGATAAAATTTCAAAAAAAGATACTCAAAAACAAAAATATTATGCGGATGCTATCCCATATTTTGAAGAAAATGACATGATTCATATTCTTGAAAAATATCCTGAGCAAGCTGCATACATAGGAAATATACTAAGTAGCAAAACTATCGCTTTAGCAAATGCAAGCGGTCCTGGTGCGTTTGAAAAAGTTCAAATACAACAAAATCAGATTATCATTCAACAAAATGAAGAGATAATTTCATTGTTAAAAGAACTTAAAAAATAAAAAAAGCCCCACAATCGCCCTCGCCAAAGTTTGATTGTGAAGCTTACCCTTATAAAAAATCAGCCATTAAAAAGGCCTCTTTTCTATACCCTATTTTACACCATGAAAGGGGTGATGTCAATATTCTCAATGTTTAGACCTTGTCCAGAAGCTGATAAACAAGGAGAATACAATGAAATATAATAAAACAAAATACCCAAATATCTATTACTATGAGACTGCTAAAGGCAAGCGTTACTATGTCAGACGTTCTTTTTTCTTCCGAGGTAAAAAAAGAGAAAAAAGTAAAAGTGGTTTCACAACTCTCCCTCAAGCTCGTGCAGCCTTGGTAGAGCTTGAGCAACAAATCCAAGAACAAGAACTAGGTATCAATACGAATTTAACACTTGATCAGTATTGGGATATCTATTCTGAAAAAAGATTGTCAACAGGGCGCTGGAATGACACTTCCTACTACCTCAATGACAATCTCTATAAGAACCATATCAAAGCAAAGTTTGGTTCTATCCTGCTTAAAAATTTGGATAGAAATGAGTATGAACTCTTTATCGCTGAAAAGTTGCAGAACCATACTAGATACACTGTCCAAACCCTCAATTCCAGCTTCATGGCATTTCTGAATGATGCCGTTAAAAATGGGAATCTGCTCTCAAATCGCTTGAAAGGTGTTTTCATCGGCCAGAGTGATATTCCTGCAGCTAACAAGAAAGTGACTCTCAAAGAGTTCAAGACTTGGATAGCAAAGGCAGAAGAGATTATGCCAAAACAATTCTACGCACTGACCTACCTGACCATTTTTGGATTGAGAAGAGGAGAGGTCTTTGGTTTGCGCCCAATGGACATCACTCAGAACGACAGTGGACGGGCTCTACTGCATCTTAGAGACAGTCGAAGCAACCAGACCTTAAAAGGGAAAGGAGGGCTTAAAACGAAGGATTCAGAGCGATATGTCTGCCTTGATGATATCGGAACGGACCTTATCTATTATCTGATAGCTGAAGCTTCTAAGATTAAGCGAAAGTTAGGGATTATCAAGGAACAACAAAAAGATTATATCACCCTGAACGAAAAAGGTGGTCTCATCAATCCAAACCAATTAAATAGAAACTTCAATCTAGTGAATGAAGCAACAGGATTGCATGTAACACCTCACATGATGCGCCACTTCTTCACGACTCAAAGCATTATTGCAGGGGTTCCGCTTGAACAATTAAGCCAGGCGCTGGGCCATACAAAAGTCTATATGACCGATCGTTACAATCAAGTAGAGGACGAACTTGCTGAAGCGACAACAGACCTATTTCTTAGTCATATTCGCTAAAAAAATCCCCGCCAATTCCCCGACCAAAATCCGAAAAATACCGAAAAATATCGAAAAATTATTTTTAGAATAGTCCCCAAAAGCCTGAAATAAAGCTAAAAAACTCCACCTGTTTCGGTGGAGTTAAGGGAGATTATTATGAAAAAGGTAAAATTATTTCCTATTAAATAAGCAAAAACGGAGGGTGTCCCCTCCAACTTCACGACCTCTGGACAAGGTCTATTTTTTTGAAAAAATTTAAAAAAACTTCATCAAAACTATTGACATCATACAACTTTAGTTGTATAATAGATACATAAGGTTAAGGAGGAAGCCTTAGACAAGGAAACTAGTAGAAAGGAAAACAAAATGTTTAAGTTCAAAAAGAAGCCACTCAAAGTAAAAACAAATAAGCTAGTAGTCAAAATCAACTTATTTATAATCAGCTTTGAATGGCACATCGAATTTGGATAGTGAGAAATCACTATCCACCCCTTCGGGGGTGTACTTAAATTATAACAGGAAAAACAATGAAAGTAAATCTAAAAATTAGAAAAACCACCAAGCGTGAAAAAGTTGAATTTATTATCGGACTTCTTCTGCTCCTATTTGTGATTTGGTATTTTACGAGGTAATATATGTCAGTAGATATTGAAGCTATCCGCTGGCTTTTAGACAACGCCACAGCCTATGCTATTAGCAAAAACTGTGGCGTATCTATTCAGGCCGTGGATAAGTATAAAAACGGTGTATCAGATATTATGAACATGCGTTTAAAACACGCTATCAGCATGACTTCTTACGCCCATACACTACAAGAAAAACAGTGAGTACCATCACTGTTTTTTCTATTTTGAACAAACAAAAAAACCGCAAGCTAAACAGCCTGCGGTTAGTGTAATCTAATTTGAAAGTCCTTTCTGTTTTTTTATTTTTCTTCTTTTGGTTTGTCAACGACAGTCACAAGGCCATCTGGTTCTGTTTTGAATGCTGGATCTGTGTGTAATTCACCGTTCGCCTTCAAGTAATACCAGCCGTCGCCTGATTTGACGAATTGTTTAGATAACATGTAGCCGTCTTTTTCTTCCATGAAATACCAGGTTTCACGATATTTAACCCAGCCAGTAGCCATGCGGCCATCTGATTTGAAGAAATACCAGCGATGGTTGAGGAACATCCAGCCTGTGACCATTGCGCCACGCTTGTCTAAATAGAACCAATCTTTACCATCGTTGAACCAACGGTTGATTAGGCAGTATCCACGTTCATTGAAGTAGAACCACTCTCCCTTGATTTGCTTCCATGTTTTTGTGGGATAAGAGCCGTCTGACTCCTCCCACCACCAGCCAGAAGCATTTTGGCGCCAGCCAGCTTCAGACAGACCGCCTTCGATATCTTTCTTGAATTGCTCACGGCTAATGCCCCATTTTGCAAGATAAGGATATGGATCCACATGGTCGCTTGCATTTCGTGGCTGGTTATACGTACAGTATTGGTGCGTTTTAATTCCAGCCAAGCTGTCAGAATCCAGCGTCTTAGGAATGCCAGCTTCATCAGCAAGGTTACGCAGCAGTTCGACGTATAGCTTGTAATCACGCATGAATTCTTCTTTTGTGCTATGGCTCTCAATCAGTTCTACTTGTCCGTAGCCTTCAACGTTCCAGCCACCTCCTACATCATATGCTCCCATATCTGTGTACCAGGTCTGCATCACACGGCCGTTGCCGACAACGTGCGAGAAAAAGCCTGAATCAACAGGACGACGCATGTGGTAGTCTGCTTCATTTTGGGCAGTTGAGTTTGGATTGCCCGTTGAATGTGCATGAATTTGTCGGTATGGTTGTTCGCCAATTTGTGGTAAGTCAGTCCTTAGTCTACTTGTATCAATATCCATTATTGTTCTCCTTCATTCTTATCGTTTTTATCGCCAGACAAACGTTCAAATGCCTTAATGATAGGCTGGAAGATAGTCACATTCCCTTTTAACTTACGGTAATTTTCGATGAGTGACTGGAATGTGAAAAGCAAATATCCCAGGTAAATTGAGTATAGGAATGCGAATCCTGTCTTCTCAGGTAGCAATACAGACATCGGAATCAATACCATCAACAAGAGAACACCAAGAATCTTTCGAATCAGACCGTTAATACCAATCTTGCTCTTGTATTCAATTTCTGGATTTGCAATTGCTGCAAACGTACCCGATGCAAAATCTACGATTTCTAGAATCACGATTAAGCCTAGAGCATACAATACCAAGCCATCTTCTGTTTGAATCAGGCTTCTAAAAAAGTTAAACAATTCGATTTTCATATATTTCTCCTATTCCTTACCTTCAAATTTCCAAGCGACACCAGTTCCGTTTTGTTCCAAAATACCATTTGTCACAAATGCGCTGACAGGCTCGCCGTTGTATGCGAATTCTTTGTTAAGCTGCACTAGGATGCGCTTGCCTTCGCCGTTAACCTCCACATGTTCAGGATCTTCAATGGTAATCAGGTCGTGTGGTAAGTAGGTCTTACCAACTTCAGCTAGTGGAATTAACTCAACTAACTCTTTGTAAGTCGTGCCATAAGCGATATTCTTGCTCATGACCGAGTTCAAGACCATGATATGAAGCAATTTACCGCTCAAACGAGCGTTCTCTTGAGTCTGCTTAACAAGTTCAGAGAGTCGGTCCTGTTCGCTCTTGTTGTGCGCGATTTGCTGTTCAGCTTGTTCAAGCTTATTTTGCGCCTGCACAATCGCAGAGCTTGGATCTAGTTCGGCTTTCAGGATATCAAGCACCGCTTGAATCAAGACGTCTTCTGGTTCGTTTGTACGATCTCCAATGAATGATCGTGAGTTAGTGCTGTAGCGATTTCCTTCTGATAATTGAATTTCTACCACGGTCTCAACATTAGAACCAGAAATTCTTAAGTACGGTTTTGTTGATAGATTATACCCATTGATTGCCATGTTTATTCTCCTTCTGCTGGTTTAGTTTGTTCATCAAGCAGAGCTTCCAGCTCATCCACTCGTGCTTGAAGTCTTTGATTCTCTGCCCTTTGCTCTTTCAACTGAATGCTCAAGAGATTACTTGTAATCATCGAATTTGTTGAAGCTGTTGACATTTCACTAATTGTCATTTGTAAAGCTTGGTTAAGCTGTTCTGCATTCATTTTCTAAGTTCTCCAATCTTTGTGTAAGTTTTTTATTTTCAAGAGCAAGTTCCTGAATTGCTTTGAGTGCGATATTAGTTAATCTGAGATTGTCCAGATTCAACGTATCTCCGTTTTCGTAAACAAGTGTAGGATCTACCTCTTGAACTTCCTGCGCAATCAAACCAATCTTTGTGTGTGCTTGTTGTGGTCTATCCTCTTGCTTCTTCCAGTCATATTCCTTAAACTGGAATTGATGGATATAATCAAGAGCCTTATGCTTGCAATCAACGATATTGTCTTTCAGACGTCTGTCTGAGAAATGCTTATTAATAACTGACCACAGGCTATATGCTGTGCTGTTATAACTATAATAAATGTCATTACTTGAACCACCAAAACTCAAATATACATTGTCAGAGTTCCATAACCCAATAGTACCGGTTGTTCCACCGTCAATCCTTCCGTTTCCTGTCTTGAGCCAGCCGATTCCTTTTGCTTTAATGTATCCTCTCACTGTCAGTAGGAATTCATCACTATCACTTGCGTAACCGCCAGTAGTAAAATCGGAGTCCTTGTAAATGAAAAGGCCATAAGGAACATCTTCGCCGCGACCATAAGAACCAATGAACTGCACTCCTAACCCATCTTTAGTATTATGGCTTCGTGGTACATTAATCTGTAAACCGCCATTTGTAGTATCAAATGAGCCATAAGAACCTAGTTGGATTTTAGTGTGTCCTGTTAAGGTTCCACCATAGATGTTTGAACCTGTAATGGTCCCACCGTAAATCCTATCACCACTCAAAACACCTGACTGAACCTGACTTGCATCTATCGTGATACTTTTAACTCTGTTAATGAAGGCTTGCTTGGCAAATAGCTGACTTAAGTAGGCTTCATTTGCCACCAGTTTGTTAAAGAAAGCCTGGTCAACTCTCAACTTGTCAGCGGTTACTGCTTCAGCATCTAAAATCGTAGTCGTGACTGATCCTGCTTCAAAATTAGCGGTTTTAAGCTTGTCTACCATAGCAGATTTAATGACTGCATTATCAATCAAGGTTTCACCAGTGATATGAGTCAATTTACCGTCAAGTCGATTGTGACCATTAGCTCCAAGATTGAGACCTGAAACCAAATCGCCTGCGTTATTGATATTCTGAACGGCCCAGGAGCCAGCGAGCTGAGTCATTTTTGTTTGAGTCGCTTCAAGAGTCTTGTCTGTCTCTAGAGTCGCATCTTCGGGAGCTGGTTGCCAGCGACGGTCAGTCGTTCCTTCATAAAAATCAAGCTCTGTCATGAACAGACCGCCCCATTTGTTAGGATTGTTGCGGTCGTATTCAAATTGCAGATAACATTCATCGAATTCCCCGACGTTAAATGTAATGGATTTTTTGACCGTTTTTGTGTTATCAAAAACGGGTCCATCAACCCATTTAGGTTGACCATTGAATATCAATAACCTCTGTTGAAAATCTGCGACAGAACCTTTTACACGTTTACTAACATAGACTCTAAAATATTTTGAGTTGTTGTCGAAACCTAAAATATTTAGAGTATAATCAGTATTTCGCTTAACAATGAACCGTGGGCTTTTAACAACTGCGCCTGGTCTTAATTCAAACATACGCTTTTGACCGTTAAAATAAAACGAGTGAGCTGTAAAATTCAAACGACCATTCGCTTCCGTCCAGTATTTCAATCCGTCGTCTGCTCTCGAGTTTCGGAGCATGTTAGGTCCACCGACCGTCGAATACTTGGCTACCTCGACTTGAAAAAGTTGATTAGTCAGAGCCATGCGAGCAACCTTATTCGAAATGTCATTCTCGTTGCTACCGATAATCCTCTCATAGAGTTTGCTTGTTTCTTGTACACGCTGAAAATCTACAAGATTAGCTTTGCCGTCAAGTTGAGAAGATAAGCTTGTGAATCGGCCATCTACTGATTGCTTGTACCCAGCGATTTGAGTAGCAATTTGGCCATTCGTTGATGTCTTCACTTCCTCAATCCGTCGCTCGATCCCACGAATTCCTTCTTGGTAAGTATTCTTGCCGACATATCCATCAACGACCTCGTTTTTTAATTTGGTTATATCAGCGGTTGCCTGCTCGCTGATTCGCTTAGCCTCTTGAGCTAGCAAATTACCTGCGCCAGCGTTTCGCAAGGCTTCTTCAGCCCTGCGTTTGGCTTCTTGTAGAGGGCCATTGTTAAAACTATTGAAGCGCTGGTCAATAGTGTCAGACAGTTCTCTCTTGACTTCTTCAGCTCTGGCTTTGGCCAGTTCAATACCGTCAGAAATTTCCTGTCTAAGCAATCCAGCCTTATGATCAAAGTCTAAGTCAGCATTTTGAAGAGCCTTTTCAAGGGCGACTTCTTGTGCAGATTCTGTTACTCCAAGGATGGCATCAGCTGCGCTAGATAGCCCACCAGAAACTCTAGAACCACCAGTGCCTGCCTTATCGTCGAAAGTCAGAGAGATGTACTCTTCTTTTAAAGCATCGAACTCATAAGCAACAGCTTTCTTGAATACATCAACATTATGCTTCCAGCTCTTAAGGTTGACTGTATCACCCATATGAACTACTTGACCATCAAGTTCATAAGCTTCAATCTTGATAGCATCAGAGACCTTGTCAATGCCTTGATTTGTAAATTTAGCCTGTGCCCATTTCTGCAACTCTTCAACAGTTTTTGCGTTGTTGTTCTCATACTCTTTTTCATTGATATAAGGGTATGAGTTAATAAGAGGACTATCAACACTCACTCTGATAGTTGTTTCTTTTTCAGCACCTTCAGGTTTAAAAGTCGATTTAGCATGAATTCTTGTGACAACATTCTGACTGTTTTTTGTGCGTTGATAGTCCTTCAGATTCTTGTGTGTCGTGATAACAACACCACGATTCTCACCACGATTCTTTTTGACAGTCATCGCAAAGTTATCACGAACCAGCTCGCCTTCCCATGTACCAACTATACTGTGCTTACCGTCCAGCAATACAGAGTACAGAGTTTCTGTTTCAGTCATGTTGAAGGTCCTACGATCCTGGATATCGCTATTGAAAGAAAAATCCCCCAAAGCAGTTTTAGTGTTTTGAACCATGCGAGAAAGAGCCATGCCACAGCTCTGACTAGTCACACTCATTGGTGTGATAGATCGTTGCATCACATCGTCTGAAATGTGATAGGCTGTGATTTCCAGATGGTCATTGTGCTCGACAGGTTTCTTGATGCGAAATAGCTGCGCTCCTAAAACTGGAGTCGGAGCCTTTATCAACATATCTTCTTGGATGAGTTGATAAATACCAGAGTCAGAAATAGGATATTTTACAGTTAGGGTGAAATCGCCATTCATGGTTTCTTTCACAATCGCTGAAGTCGCTTCATGAAGTGGCTCCCCGTTCCAACGAACAGTCCTCACATCTTTATTAAGTAAATAAAGCAATTATGCCCACCCCCAAACCGTTTCGATTTCAAGCGATTGAATACCTTGACCTAGAACAACCCCAACATTCTTCACTTTCGCTGGATCAACTGTGATAAAATCCCCTGACCATTTCACTGGCTTCCCTGTTGTCGTTTTAAGGCTAGGATTGTCAGGATTGTTGACCATCACAAGTGATTCAGTAAGCCTTTCAAGCCTAATGACCTGACCAGCGATTGTAAACGAAGTTTCAGAAGCGCTCTGACCAACGATTGTGATTTTAGGAAATGCAAGAGCAGAACCTTGAACAGTCAAAGTCCCGCTTCTTGTCAATCTCTGTGTATCGGTGTCTTTAAAGTATTTGGTAGGGTGGCAAGTGAAAGTTGCCTTGGTCATGTAAAGACCAGGTTTCACTTCTTCAAGGTCACTTACATTGACCTTATAACACCAAAGACGAGTTATTTTGACTCGCTCACTCTCTAGCCAGAACTTCTCACGGATGAACAGACTCATAAATTGGTTCATCTGTTCTTCAGTAGGTTTAACCAAGTAAATCGTATAAGTTTTCTTGACCAATTCCCTATGTTTGTTCGTCTGAACGATTGCACCACTGATACCGCCATGCTCCAAAAGAGCTGTCTTGCTGTCTCCCAGAGCGATTGAGGGAGAATCATGGACAATGACCTTAAAGGGAAAAGACGATGTTTTCACACCGTCAATCACAAGCTCATTATGTTTTACCATGCAACCCCTCCTCTCAATTGTGTCTTCCGTTGCAACTCGTCAGCAATGCGCTGAGCCACCTCATCAGCAATCCGACTGATGTCAGATTCTTCTCTTACAGTGTTACCAGTAATGGTAATGTTGATGGTGGGTGAAGTTCCACCCATTGTCTGAGCGATACCTCGACCAATGGCACCAAGTGTTTTGTCATTGAGTGGTAATACCGCTTCATTCCCAGCTTCACCACCAACCATAAGATTATTGCCATTCATTCCGAATATTGTCGGTTTCGTCATGATACCACCTTTGGCATACCATTCGATGCTGACGCTTGGCACACCTTGACTTATCCAGTCTAGTGGATTGGCTGAACCACTTACAGAAAAGTGAGGTAGTGGTATGTGTGGCCAACTAATGCTGAAGTTGAACAATCCTTTGATGGTATTGATAGCCGTACTGACAAGGTCTTTCGCCCCGTTGATAGCACTACCAATAGAATTTTTAATCCCATTCCACACACTTGAAACAGTGCTTGAAATACCATTCATGATATTTCCTATAGTTGTGGAAATACCTTGCCATGCCGTTGAAATGATGCTTGAGATTGAAGAAATTACTGTTGAAACAATTGATTTAATCGCTTCCCAAACCACTGACATGGTATTTTTGATTGTCTCCCATGCTCCTGACCAATCTCCATTAATCACTTGCATGATGGCAGTTATGATTCCTTGAATGACTGATATCGCAGTCTGCACAACTGTTTTAAGCACCTCCCAAACTAATGAGACGCTTGTTTGCATGTTTGTCCACATCGCTTCAAAATATGGAACCAGATATTCCATAGCAACTTGAATAACAGTGGTAATGATGTTAATAGTCGTACCAATTATTGTAGAGATAGTCTCCCAAACAATCTTAAAGGTGCTTTCAATAAGCGCTTGGTTCTCGTCTATCCATTCAGTGATCCCGCCAAATACAGAAATAATAAAATCTGAAACATTCTGGATGGCTGTGCTGATTGCGGTTTGAATAGCACCCCAAACCGTGTTGACAATCTCCATAATCCATGTATGATTAGATTCCCACCAAGCAATCATCCCTCCAAAAACATCCTGAATAACCTTATCAATTCCAGTAATTGCTAAAGTTATCAAGTATGACATGATGTTCCAAACGTAGCTAGCTGTTTTTAGAATGTCTTCTTGATTGGTTTTCCACCAATTCGTTAAAATCCCCCAAACGTCTTGAACTACCGTACTGATTGCTTGAACAACTGTGAGGACAGTCGTTGAAATAGCATTCCAGACAGTGCTCGCGATATTGTAAATCGTATCTTGATTATTCTTCCACAAAGCTAACAGGGCATTCCAAATCGTTTGAACGATTTCTAGTATAGAATGTATAGCTGATGAAATAGCGCTCTTGATACTTTCCCAAGTGTTGATTACAAAATTCTTAAAGGTCTCATTGTTTTCCCACAATTCCTTTAATCCGATGATAAGTAGTGTGATGACGGCTACAACTCCCAAAACTGTTCCGATTATTGGAATAAATGATCCAATAAGTCCAAGAACTGTTGTTTCCATTGCAACCGCTGCGACCTGTACGGCTAGAAAAATTGGTAGCAAGGCCCCTACAACTGCTAAAAGACCAACAAATACAATGATTGCTTGTTTAATCGGAGCGGATAAGTTGCTGAACCAAGTTGCGACCTGGTTTACAATTTTCCCTAGTGCTTGAAAGACTGGTATCAACATTTCAAGGATGGGTTGGCCAATCACAGCGAGCGCGTTGGTTCCTGATTGCTTCAAGTTTCCCATCACGTTCTCGAGTCCGTCAGCTTCCCTCTGAGCCTGCCCAAGAGCTCCTGAAAGTTTATTCCCGTCTTCAACCATCTGAAGCAAAGTCAATTGTTTTTGAGCTTCGCTTAGGTCCTTGAATGATTTGCCATACAGTTTATTTGCAGCGGCATTCCTAGTTGTTTCCGTTGCAGAAATCCCAAGAGCTGCATCGTTTGCAAAGTTTCCTTTCAGAAAAGATTGTAGGCTTTCTGATACGCTCTCGATGGACTTGTCGTAAAAAGCTGCGCCATCTGCTGCGGCCCTAGTTGCACGAGAAGTAAGGTCAAGTGCTTGCGCAGTGTCTAGTCCTGAAGTTTTTGCAAATGAAGCCATTTGAGTGAATGAGCCTTGCAAGCGCTCAGGTACAATGTCCATTTCTTGACCAATGGCATTCAGCGATTCCCTCGCTTGAGCTTCCATGTCGCCAAAAACAGTTGTGAATTGTGCATTGCTTGCTTGAATTTGAGCCGCTGCTTCAATAGATGAAGCCCCTACTTCCAAGATTTTTTGGGACAACTCTGCCAATTTCTCACTCGTTCGCTGAAGTGCTTCTGCTCGGATAGTGTTTGACATTGCTGTCATTCCGTCTTGAGCGTTATCAGCAGACGATTTAGTTTGGTTCATCTCATTGTTGAGATGATTTAATGCAGTCTTAGCTTGATTCAGTTCAGACTCCATTTTATTGGCTTGTGTGGAATTTTCACCAAATTCTTTTTTTGTAAGCTCCAGTTGTCGCTCTAAGTTTGAAATCTGCTTATTGACAATATCAGACTGTGCGCCAATCTTTTTTTGGGCAAGAGCATTTCTCTCGGCTTCACTAGCGTTTGAACCTAAAGCACTTTCTTGCAGTTTAAATGAACTTGTCACCTTCTCCATCTCGGATGCTAGTTGGCTCTGTTCATTCTGCAAGTTGTTTAGCTTACTGATATTGTTCTCTGTCGCTTGACCGTTTCCAGATAATGCCTGATTCACACTTGCAAGCTTACCCTCATATCCTTTTAGGACGTTTTGAGTAACTTCGACTTCGCGTTGAAAGGCACGGTACTGATCAGCACCAATATCACCATTTTTGAACTGCTGTTCCACCTGAGACTGAGCTTGTCTCAAAGTTTCCAGTTTCTCCTTAGTCGTCGCAACTTGCTTTTGCAAGACTTCTTGCTTCTGAGTCAGGAGCGTCACATTCCCTGTATCAAACTTTAAGGCCTTGTCAATCTGTTTCAACTCCTGACTTGCGTCATTAGCAGCCTTATTGACATTTTTCAGCGCCTTCTGTAAGGGTTGCGTGTCGCCATCAATTTCAATTTTGATACCTTTGATATTTCCCGCCATATTTCCTCCTTTCTCAAAAAATAGAAAAGCGCTGAGAGACCTTCTACGACTGATAATGCAGTCAGGACAAGGAACTTGACCTCAGAATCACTCTCTCAGCACTCATTTTTTTATTTAAAAACTGTCAAAATCAGCTTGCGTGGCCTTCCGTTCGCCACCTTTGTCCTCGCTCCGTAAATTCACATAATCCGTCTGATAATCTAGAGCCATTCCGATTGATATGTGCTTTAGATCATCGATAGACAGACCAGTTTCTTTACAGCAGGACAGATAAGACTCTACCGTGAAGATTTCTTCGCTAGCTGATTCTGATTCATCTGGTGCTTTTTTGTCGTCATGCTCGCATTCAGCATTTCCATCAACACAGGACCAACTTCCTGAATAGGAAAGACTTCCATTTCCATGAAGAATTGTTCATAAGGCTTGATGTGAGGATTTGCAGATTTAGCAAAGGTCCAAAAAAGACGGTTGAAAAAGGTCATATCAAACTCTTCTAGCATTGAAATGTCAATGTCAGTCGCTGTCAATTCTTTTTCAGCTTCCAGTTTGTTCAATTCATTCATGAATGATTGATTTTTCAACATTGAGAACAAATCTTGGAAATAATCTTTCCCAAATTGTTGCTTGTAGGCGATAGGAGTATAGCCATTAGTGCCCAACTCATACTCCTGATCACCAACCAAAACGATTTTACGCATAGATCTTCTCCTTAAGCTGCAACGGCAGTAGGTTCATACACTTTCTTGAACCAGTTGTCATAAATTTCTTTATTATCAGCTGATGTGATAGAACGTTTAACAACTGAATCCAGAGGACGAGGACTTGCCTTAAAGCCAAGTTCACGCTCGTTGACGTTTGTACCATTTTTGGTTTTTGATCCATTGCCTGGACGGCTTGCTGAACAGTAGTAAAGGACGTGACGTGTTTTATTCTTGTCCCCTGAAAATTCAAACATCAAGGCAAATGATGTGAATTCTGCATCAGCTTTTTCAGTCAAAACACCCGTCTGAGCATCTTTGATTTCACCCAAAATCTTAGTCGCAAACATTTCAATAATGTGAGAGATTTTGAATTTCCCTTCATACCCTTCATTTGAGTTCATGAAGTGATAATCGATGTCATCTGCTTTGATTGGTGTTGATTCACCCTTTGGATCCAATGTCAATTCCATTGCCCCAGGGAAGCGGAAAATCTCATCGTAAGCAATCACTCCATCTGCACCAATTGATTTGATTGGCGCAACGTGAACATTTTTTAAACCAAAGGTTACTTTATTTTCTTGAGTCATGTCATTCCTCCTTAGTATAGATAGACTGTATAAGACTTGACATAGAGTCTTTCAGTCTCGATAAATGTTTCTTCTTGAACTTCAAAAAAGAGCTCGTGGGTTGCCCACAGCTCTTCCAGACGTTCTTCCAAATCTTCATCCTTATTCTCAAAAGCCAGCTCAACTGTCACGCTCTTAATCTGATGATTAACCGTGTTGTCAGCTGCATTGATGGCTGGACTCGATTCATAATAGATCAGGTAAGGTAAGTCAGGAGCGTTCCCAGTTTTAAACGCTCGATAAGTGACAGGCAAGTTTGTCTGTTCCAAAATAGCAGCAAAGTCTGATAGCTTCATTTCCCAATCTCCTTGATACGCTTCTCAAAGTTCTGAATTGCTTTTTCTTCAGCTGGCTTGATGTGGACGATACCAGCGACACGACCACCATTTCTTGAAAGGTGTCCGTTCTCAAGTATGTGAGTAAGACTTGCAACTGCGTTGAAAACGACAAAAGAGCCATTGGCCAGCTTCTTCTTTTTCCAACTTCTACGATACTTTCCGTACCGTTTCGGACTTGTATCTTTCAACTCATCCACAGTCTCATCAGCAACTTGTTCTGCAATCTTATCCACTTCTTCAGTAACCTCATCAGAGTAAGCTGCAAGCTCTTTCGCTATCAAATCAGCAAGGCCATTACTCATTTCAATACCTCTGATAAAGTCAACTCTAAAATTTCAGAATCGATAGGATAGGTTTTCAAGATACGATATTGCTTGCCTTCAAATTTCGCAAACTCCTGATTCTCATACTCAAAATTTCGAACCTCAACGACCAAGCTCGGTTTTAGACCTGCCTGATTTGCTTGATAAAATTCAGAGCGAGTAACCTTCTTTTTCCGACATAATAGAGTAACTTCAATTTCTTCAGAGATTGGTTGTAGTAGCTTATCCTTACCCGTAACTTTCTTAGATATCAGCGTGATTTCATGATTCCACATTCTTGACCTCTTTCTTTGATGTTATCTGTAAATTATGCAGTCGCCACTGAAGGTGACGTGGCATATCCACCCCACCCTCATAGCGATAAGCAGCATAGTCAACGATAAACATTTCATGGTCAGCACGCTCACCGACAAGCTCAATACCGAGATTATCGGTCAATTCAGTGATGACACTTGAAATGATTTTTTTTAACGGCTTGTCTCTCAAGTCGGTTGAAATACCCAACTTAAGCTTCAGCAATTCTAAAAGCTGACCTTCGTTCATGTTTACTCCTCAACTTCCTTAGCAGGCTCTTCAGCAGTTTCCTCAACTGTTTCTTCCTGTTCAAATGCGGGCTCTTCTTTCACTTCTTTGGTTTCAGGAGCTGGCTTTTTAGGTTCATCATCTCCCAAAATGTCAAGGAAGATGGACCCAGCAGTGTTGGCACCAGTCAAAAGGCCGTTGGTAAAGCTATCTGTTGGTTTATATCCTTCACGAGGGAAGATATCGCCAACAGCATAGTCATGTTTTTCAGGATCAGCCAAGTCCTTGAAAGGACGGATTACTTTATAGCTCATACGCTACCTCCTTAAGCTACTGCGTCAGTGTAGGTTCCGAATACCCCCGCATCTTCATCTGTCTTCTGGATATCAAAACGAAGGTATGATGCAAGGTTCTTACCAAATTTATGATTATCTTCCCAATTCACGGTCAATTCCATACGGTCAAACAATGTAAGGAAGTATTCGACATCACCGATGAAGAATTTCATTTCACCTTCTTGACCTAGTAGTGTATCCTCAACTGGATAAATTGTTTTACCTGAGAATGAATATCCAGTTGGTGAAGTGATGTCGGGCTGCATCATGTAACGGCCATCTTTGTCCTTAATCTTATCCAGTGCATTGAACATGGTATCTGTAACAACAAGTGATTTTTTGTAGACAGATGAAATTTTAGTGTTTAAAATGTCCTTGATTCCATCAAGTCCACTAGCGTTTACAACTTTTGCGGATTTCATAACATCCGCAACAATTGCCAATTTTGTTTGTTCGTCTTGGTCTTGGATATCTTCTTGAAGGATTCCAATGAGATCGTATTGCGCATCTTCAATAGCTTCACGAGAGATAGGAAGTTCCCCACGATAAGTCTTGATTTTGTAATCAACTTCCGTGATTTTTGTTTTTCCTAATTCTGGATTTTCTTCAAGTTCTCCAACTTCAGTCATTTTGCGATTTGATTTCTTCATGACTGGATAAGAACCAGATCCACTTGTTACTTTTACAACATGGATTAGGTTAAGTAAAGGGTTCTGACGTTCAGGTGTTTTTTGTGGTTCCAAAACCTCTTTCGGAATGATCGCTCCTACATCTGTTGTTTTAACACCTGCGCGTTTTTGTCCACGAGAGCGGATGAATTCTAGTACTGCTTCACGTTGTTCCAATTTTTGTCCTCCACGATGTTCTTTGCTTGGGTAAGTCGGGGCTTTGCGATTCAATTCTTCAACTTGATTTTTCAAATCTTCGATTTCTTTTTCAAGTTGTTCTTTTTCTGCTTCCTTTTCATCCAATTCTTTCTGGATGTCTTCAAGGTTCTTTTCAACTGCTGAAACTTCTTCATCAGTTCCAGCTTGTTCCAATTTAGCAGCTTCAAGTTCTGAGCGCTTGTTCAATTCTTTGATTGATTCTTCAAGCTCTACCACTTTGTCTGCTTTGTTGCGCATACGAGCGCCTAAAATCAATGATTTGTGCATAGGTTAAATTTCTCCTTAATTTCTTTCTTGCGCTTGTCCAGCGCTTCACGATTGGCACGTTGTTGAGTTTCAAAGTCTTTCTGTCGTGCAGCAATTTCCGTTTGTGGATAAGCTGGGAAAGTACATGGACTCACTTCAAAGATTTCTAATTCCAAGATAGTGTCCAGGTACGAACCATCTGCTTGCTCTTCCGTATTGATTTTGATTGGGATGAAGCCAAAACTACATCCAATCACATCGCCACGCTGAACACGAGCATAGGCCCCAACAGCTTGCGGATCATCTTTGTTGATGATGATATCACCGTAAAGTCCGATTTCATCAACTCCCAAAATGACTGTTCCGTTACCAGTACGACCAAGCACCAAACTATCATCATGGTTAAATAATGCCCTGATGTCAGCTCCTTTGATGGCTTTTTCAACACCCTCACGTTTGATTACCTCAAAGTAGCCTGGCCATAGTTCAGTAACTTCATCAAACTTGATGAAGTACCCACTCAAAATCAAATCACCGCTGTCGGCTTCTTCTCGTGTCTTGAATTGAGCAGTACGATAACTATTCCGTTTGTTCATTCTCTTCCTCACCCCCTTTCAGTTTCTTCTGGTCCCCAAGCCTATCTTGTGGAATGTAGTTTTCAAGAGCAAGGAGCTCATCCATATCAGGATCAGGCGGCATCCCAAGCCAATCCCTCCACTCATTTCGACGCATTGCCATGCTTTTAGTCATCTGTTCAGCAACTGATGACAATTCTGTAATGTCATACGAATAAAGCGAGCGAGCATTCAGTTTGAAATACCGATTGTTTGAAACGAGTAAGTCTCTAGTTAAGGTCTGAGTGATTGTTGTAGCAATACTCATGACCGTTGTATTGACAAAGTTGTTGTATTCTTCTTTGTCAAAGCTACCAACTCCTAAAATAAAAGCTGGAACTCCCAAAAGTCCAGCAACTGTTTTCTTGTCAATTTCAACAGATTCATTGATAGCAATATCTTTCAGACTGAGTGGCTTGACCTGTTCTACACTCAACAGAGCATCTGGAATAATCCACGGCTCACCCGCTTGACTAGTGCTAAGATATTTCTTCGCTACTTTGTCTCTACCTTCTGGAGTCCCTAAATCTCCACTTGAAGAATCAACCTTAACAATTAGGCTAGGAACATTTTTGCCATTCATAAAGCCTTTTTTAATTTGAGTAGCAAGGTTTAAGTTCCTAACAATATCTCGCAGAGCAAGCCTGTATCCAGTCCCTATAAATGGATTATCTGGATCTGGATTGATTACAAAATGCACGATTTCGCTTGGGTTGTAGTCTATACCACGATAATTCACGATATAACCAACATCATCACTTTTAAAAGAAACTTCACTCATTGCGAATGGTCTTAGGTTCAAAATATAATCATTCACAGGATCATATTCGACATGAAGAACCGAATTTCCGTCACCAAATAACAACAGGTCACGCACAATCTTGAAAATCCAAGTCTTGCGAGTCATATTTTCACATGGGTTTACATCAATCTTGCGAGCTAGCCCGTCTTTTATTCGAATGTCTCCTTTGTCGGTATTCTCCATCAAATGAATGGTCATGTTAGATACCATGTCAGCAATCTTGTTAACTGCTGCAATCACATCAGGATTGCGGGCCAAAGGCACATAGCTATCACCGTCGATATAAAGCCCAAAATCTGAATGAGTGATAACATTCGTTCCACCTCGACTCTTACCACGTTTCAAAAACCTATCTAAAAGCCCCATCTTTTCTCACCTCCTTTCTCTAATCAAAGAAGCTCATCACATCGCTATTCTTACCAAGATTAGCAAGAGCCTGTATACAAGCAAAGACGCTGGCATCGAACAAGTCAATTCTTGCAGTACCACCGTCACCGTCTAATTTTTCATATTGCACAGCATCGTCCACCTTTTCAATTGCTCTAACGTTACTCACACAGTATTCGTAAGCATCCGAATGAAGATAGTAAAACTCTTTATTCTTAACTTTGAACTCAATCCGTCTAAATCCCTCTGATTTCAGATAAAAAAGCTGAGGTTGGTCAATCATCTTGAACCGAGCTTGTTTCATCTTCGTCAGAAACTCACGGCCAAACTTCCTATCCATTCCGACAGCAGCAATCTTGAACCCTTTCTCTCTCATCTTGATAAACCATTTGACAATATCATCATAGAGGACGGTCGGAGTGTTGCTCATCGTCAGCCAACCATCAGACTGCCACCCAAAGAGTGGAATCCCGTCATCGTTAGCTTTCTTCTGAGCATTTACACGAGGAAAGAAAGCATGTGTGATACAGATATCAACATCTTTCTCGCCGTCATGATAGACACCGTAAAGAGCCGCAGCTGTCAAGTCATGCAACCTTGACAAGTCAGCTCCACCATACCACTGAATAGGCAAGCGTGCCAGTTCTTCCAAAGTCCAATCGTAACAACTGTCTGAAGCAATAAATTCATCAGGATTGAAATAAGCATTCATCGAGTTAGTGAAGACATTCAAAGTCTTGTTAAAAAACTCATTTCTAGTCTGCGGATCATTCATAGCTTGCTCTGCTTCTTCTTTCAGAGCCTTGAGCGATACCGTCACACCCCACGAAGGATTGGCCATCTTTAGGATGTTCTCATCCAGATAGTCCACTACATCCCCATCAGCAGATTGATTGGCCTTACAGATGAAGATAAAAAATGAATCGTCAGTGACCAATTGCTTGAGCACTTTTTGACAGTATTTCAGACGGTTAGCGAGGAAGCCAGTAGGAATATCCCCAGCTGTAGAGATAACAAAAAGCATACTGTTACGGTATGCTGACATTGTTTTCTTCATAAGACCGTACTTCTTGCTGTTTCTAGCCGTGTGAGCTTCATCAAAGATGATAACATTCCCATTCAACGAGTCCAAACGGCTTTCATCATTGGCCAGTGCCTGGATAAAGAAAGAACCCTCAACACCAAAATTAGCAGTGATAGAGTGTTCTTGGTTGTTATCCTTGATACGAATGTTCTTGTCATTCCATCGCTCTACATTGAATTTTAAGAATCCAAAGGCTTCCATCGCTTGCTTGACCGAGTTGGCCACGATGTAGCATTTTGAACCGCTATCTGTATCTAATATCTGATAAGCTAGAGCGATTGCAGCAGTAAATGAGGTCTTCCCATTCTTCCGAGCAAGCATGATAAGCGCTTCTTTGAACCTGCGCTCATTCGTACCCTTATAGTAAAACCCAAACAGATTCACAACTACAAAATGTTGCCACGGTTGCAAGAGTAATGGTTTGTTACGGATAGATACCGCAAACATATCATCGCCCTGTTGATGGACTATCGTGTGCTCGATAAAGTGAACAACGAAATCAACGATTTCCTCATCCATTTCAAACTCAGGATTTTCAAGATCACGCAAGAAACGTTCAGCTGCAAGAATGTTCTCCTCACAATGTTCCTCTCTGTGAGATATGACGTGCTGAGCATACTCTTTCGCTTTGCCAAGATTACCCATTGCCAGTCACTCGCTTCTTCTTGATTTCGTTCTTGAACTTCAGGACCTCAGTAAGAACTGAATCACCTTCTTGTTCTACTACCTCACCTAGAGATTTCGGATTCATCATCAGCTGATTGGAGTAACTGAGGATGTCTTTCCTCAAAATTTCCATCGCTGTCAAGATTGGAACTTTGCGCTCATTCTCAGCACCAGCCTTATTGACGTAGGTGTCTGTTACTGGATAACCCATATCAGCATAATCTTGAGCAAGTTTCTGATACTGATATAGCATCCCTGCAAAGATGTCAATGATCATTTCAAACTCTTTACGATAAGTGCCCAAGTCTTTCATCTGCTTGACCACTTTTGACTTAATCGACTTTGCTGTAATTGGTTTAGCCAAAAACTACCTCCTTTCGTCAAAATTGCTTAGTTTTTACCCCCTTTTTGTTTGAAGGCCTCCGACTTGGAAAAAGTTCCCTTCACCGGTACCCTACTGGCCAAAATGATTCTTCAA